TTCAAAAGGTTGTCCTGCCCCATTTACTTGCGATCCCCTTCTCAAAATTCCACAATATCTTAAATCTTCTCTATCTCCAAACGCAGGGACTGTGATTGAAAAATCTACTAACGCAACCGAAGGTCTTTGTCCTGGTATTTTTAAACCATAAGTTCTTGCAATGTTGTAAACTGAATTTTTTTGTTGAGCAAACTGTAAAACAGTTTCTTGAATACTTCTATCTATTTGATAATTTAAATTGTCAGTTACTGCGGCATTCAAATCTAACATGACTGAGAAAATACCAGCATCGTTAAAATTTTGGACTAAATCAGGATAGTAAGTCCTCGTAAAATTTATAAGCTCTGTTCTTACTCCTTGGAAATCCCTAACCGTATAGGATATTTTTTTCTCTGCCATATATTATTAAATATTTAATATCACAAAATCTTGTGATTCAAAAGCCGAATCTGTTATTCTGTAATCAATTTTGATTCTTGCCGTATGTTCTAAATTAGAAATGTTAGTAACTCTAAATTCTCTTTCACCATCTTGGTTTACAGTATAACCTTTATCTTCTAAACCGGCAGAACCTGGTTCAACGGTAATATTAGTTATCTGTAAATTAGGCATGTAAGTCCTTACTGTGTCTCTTATTTCTGACTCAATATCAGAAAACGTCGGCCCATCTAATGGTTCGAAGATAAATTCATATAATCTAGTACCAAAATCGGGTAAAAAATATCTACTACCTTTTCTAGTTAATAATAAATGAACTAGATTAGATCTAATTTCACCCTCAGTAGAATTAGTAACATCCAAATATCTACCAGTGAATGAATCCACGAAAGGGAACGAAATACCATAAGTTATACCATTTGCCATATCACATATAAATATAAGTTAGGTTTTTTTTAAGTAAAAAAAAATCACGACATAGCCGTGATTTTTAATTTATTAAACTTAATCGTTTTTAGGATGAACAACCAAAACATTCAAAATCAGAATTATCAGGTCTTGACGGTAGATTTAAATGTGAATAATCTACTTTAGGGGGTTCTGGTGTAGTTTTTGGTTTTTCTCTTTTGGAGATGTCCATTGCTAAGTGTTTTGCCCCTGTTGAGATAGCTTTAGTTCTAACATAATAACAAAGTGTTTTTAGACCGCTCTCCCAAGAATGGAAGTGTGATGAAGTTATCTTTGATAATGTAGGGTTAGACATATAGATATTCATTGATTGTGATTGATCAATAAATGGTGCTCTATCTGCCGCCATATCAATAAGTTGTTTTTGTGAGATCTCCCAAATTGTTTTATACTTAGGAATTAAGTGTTCAATTCGTTTAACTTTCTTATTGTAATTTTTATCTTCAGGGTCTAAATGATTATTGAAGTTAATATTTTGAATTGACCCTTCATTAAATATAATTTCATTTTTTAAGTCTTCAGACCAAATACCAATCTTTTCAAAATCATTGATTAGATATTTGTTAACAATCATAATTTCACCACCAACAACTCGTCTGTTAAAGATTGCTGAGTGTGCTGGTTCTGTCATTTCATATGAACCTGTGATTTTTGCCGAAGATGCTACAGGCATTTGAGCCGTGAACAATGAATTACAAACACCATGAGATTTAACATTTTCTTTCAATTTGTTCCAATCCCACATTCCTGAAAGTTTTGTTTCGTCTACATTCCACATATCAAATTGGAATCTCCCTTGAGACATTGGCGATCCTTCAAAGAAATCGTAAGGTTTGTACTTACCATTCATACATAACTGATTACTTTCGTAAATCGCCGCATAATAGATAGTTTCGAAGATATCTCTATTTAATTTTTTAGCCTCTTCAGATGTAAAAATATAATCCATCAAATAGAATACATCGGCCAAACCTTGAGTTCCAATAGCAATTGCTCTTTGTTCTAACCCACCTTTTCTACCTTTTTCTGTTGAGTAGTTATTGATATCCACAACTTTATTAAGTGATCTTACAACTTTTCTAACCTCATTAAATAAAAGTTCAAAATCAAACTTACCTGATTTAATAAAGTTTTTCAACACCATAGATGAGAGTGTACAAATTGCCGTCGTTTCCTCGTCAGTATATTGATAAATTTCATTACAAAGATTTGATTGTTTAATAACACCAATATTTTGATGATTAGTTTTACGATTGGCATTGTCTTTTGAACAAAGGTATGGAACTCCTGTCTCCACTTGAGACTCTACGATCTTACTCCAAATGTCTTGAGCTTTAACTTTCTTACCTAAACCTAACTGAACAGCCGTATTAAACACAGTTTCATATTCATCACCATAACATTCTTGTAATGGTTTTAAACCAGCCTTCTTAATATCATTAGGACAGAACAAATACCAATCAGTATTTTCTTTTACCGCTCTCATGAAGTTATCAGGAATCCAAAGTGCGGTAAATAAGTCACGAGCTCTCAACTCTTCAGCTCCTGTGTTCTTTTTAATATCTAAAAGATCAAAAATATCTTTATGCCAAGGCTCAAGATAGACAGCCGCAGAACCTGGTCTACGACCTTGTTGATTAAAGAACCTAAGTGATTCGTTTACAATCTTAAGATATTTTAATAAACCACCGGCATATCCACCTGAACTAGAAATTCTACTTTCTTTACTACGAATGTTAGACATAGATAGTCCAATACCAGCGGCATCTGATGAGAATGTAGAAATATCTGTTAAAGTATCTAACAAACCTTTTCTTGAATCCGCATCATTATAATGAAGTACACAAGACGCCAATTGAGGAACTTTAGTTCCCGAATTGATCATAATTGGTGTTGCTTTTGAGATCAATTGTTCTGATAAAGATCTGTAATATTCAAACGCATCTGCCATGTTTGAAGTAACCCACAATGCAACTCTCATGTACATATGTTGTGGTCTTTCAATTACCCTACCATTTGGTCGTTTCAATAGATACATTTCTTGTAATGATCTCCAAGCGAAATAATCAAAGTTGTAATCATTTTCGTGATTGATTACAGCATCGATAGTATCTTCACCGTATTCTTTAATGGTCTCAATAAGTTTTTCATTGATAATCCCATCCTCATAAAGTTGCATCATAGTCTGTGAAAAACTATCATTTGTTTCTTTATGGTATGAAGAAATTGCAACCGATGCCGCCAATCTTGAATAGTCGTGATGACTACCTGTGTAAGATGCTGCAATCTCATTAACCAACTTGTCAAGTTCTTTTGTGGTTACTTCACCTTCAGTTGGTACTGAAGTAATAACTTTAATAAAGATTTCGTCTGAATTAACATTCAAACCTTTTGAAGCTCGTTTTACTCTGTTGTAAATCTTTTGTGGATTAAATGAGACAACCTCACCACCTCGTTTAATAATTTTTAATGACATAATCTAATATTTAAAAGTCGTCTGTAAATGTTATTGTTTCATTCAGTTTTGCCTTCTGATATTCCATTGTTCTTGATTCAAAGAAATTACCTTTAGTTTCAACCGCAATTTGTTCCATAAATTTGAATGGTTGTTCTACGTTAAATTCTTTACTACAACCCATTTTCATTAGTAACCCATCAACAACAAACTCAAGATATTGTTTCATTAAGTTTGAGTTCATACCGATCAAAGAAACAGGAAGTGATTCTGTAATGAACTCTTTTTCAATTTCAAGAGCTGACAATAGAATCTCTTTTATTCGTTTTTCAGAAGGTTTATTCTCTAAGTGATTGTTTAATAAGTGAATTGCGAAATCACAATGTAAGTTTTCATCTTTAAAGATAAGTGAGTTAGCATTACATAAACCTTGCATGATTCCTCTTGATTTCATCCAGAAAATAGAACAGAACGAACCTGAAAAAAAGATACCTTCAACAGCAGCAAATGCAACTAATCTTTCCGCAAATGACGATTTTTCAATCCACTCTAAAGCCCACTTAGCTTTTTTCTGAACCGCAGGTAATCTATCTATCGCATTGAAACACTCATCTTTTTCTTTTGGGTTGTTAATGTATGTGTCAATCAATAATGAATACATAAGTGAGTGAATATTTTCCATCGCCAATTGGAATCCGTAAAAGAACTTCGCCTCAGGATATTGTACTTCTCGGTAAAAGTTTTCCGCTAAGTTTTCGTTTACAATTCCGTCTGATGCCGCGAAAAATGATAATACGTTTTTAACAAAGTATTTCTCATTGTCTGTTAATTTTTCCCAATCTCTGATGTCATTAGTTAAATCCACCTCTTCTGCCGTCCAAAAAGCCGCTTGGTGTTGTTTGTAATATTCCCAAATATCATTGTGTTCAATAGGGAAGATGACGAACCGACTAGGATTTTCTACTAGTATTTTTTCCATTTATTATAAATTTATTTATTTGTTAATTTGACTGTGTTTCTCGTTGTTTTCTCTTTTCTAAGAGTTCTTTAACTCGTTGTCTTTGTCTTTCTTCTTTTTGTTCTTCAAGACCTAAGAACGTTGTTGTACTTTCAGTATCTATTTCAATCATTGCATTGTCGAATTTACAATTCTCAAATACAACCCCATCGTCACCAATTCGAGACTTGGTTATTGCAATGGTCGCTAATTTCATTTCTTTTTGTTGTAATGTCTTAGCCACTGATATAATAACGTGTCCTACTTGTGCCTTTTTAATTGATCCCCCCATTTGATCTGTTGTCACAACTTCTGAAGATATTGAGGATCTGTTACCTTGAGTTGCGGTCCATCCCACAAGATTCATTTCGTGACACATAGCCTCAAAAGCCCTCATTACTGATCCTTCACTCTTCCATTCATCACCTAAATTTTTGTCAGGTACAATACAATCAATATAATCTAAAACAATCATATCAATTTTAATTCCGTCAGAAACCATTTTTCTAATTTGATTTTTGATTTGTAACATCGTCATAGTATCCGATGGTAATTTTTTCATAATCAATTTATTAGGCATCGACTCCTCAATCTCTCTAACTCTTTTCATTACCTCATCTTTTTTCTCTGACAAATCGTCAGGATGAACTTTAGTCCATAGGGTGAAGTGTTTTCTTTGGATTACCTTTGGGTTATCCTCAAAAAAGATCTGAAGTACGTTGAACCCAAGATTAAATGCGTGGTTTGCCATCTTAGTTAGAACTGTTGATTTACCAACTCCCGTAGGGGCTAATATAACACCAATTTCTCCTTTTGCCAAACCTCCCTTTAACAATCTGTCAATACCTGGTATTCCCATTGGGATTGGGTGTCTGTAATCGTCCTCAAGGACTTGATCAAGATTTGAGAATACGTCTAACATAGAAGTATCTTTTGCCCCAACTTGAAGAGCGGTTTTAACCATTTCCTCAAGTGTGTCATAGTTCTCAAACTCACCACCATCGATGATCTTTTGAGCCTTACCCATCACCTTTTGTAGTTCTTGTTGTTTACAGAATTTCAAAGCCTTTTCTTGTACAAAACCTACTCCATCGATAGGTGCATCTTTAATTTTCTTAATTGTATCCATAACAATTTTAGATGCTAGCTCTTGTTGTAATTCAGATTTTGTAATTTGTTCTAACGTATCAAACGACGGTGTGTGGTCATATTTTGTGTAATACTC